GCGAGTTCACTATATGCGTGGGATGTGGGGAATAACAGTTCAGTCTCGATTCGCACGAGGCTGAGGGGATAGCGACTTTGGGTGGCCGAATCTGGTACCTATTGGATTTAACATAAGACAGATTATATGCATTTCGTTGGCTGACTAACCTCCTTGGTCAGTCAGCCCGCAGCGCAAGCCTCGCGTTACGCGAAGCTCAAATTCATGGCTCTACGGGCAGGTTTAAAAAGCTGTTTGAGGCGTTCGATCAGTCCCTTGCGGCTCGCCTCTTCGGTGGCTAGGACTCGCAATGCTTCGCCTTCGCTGATGCCTGCCTCGTGGGCCAGGATGATGGTTGCCAGTGGGCCGGGCAGGTTCTGCCCTAGCTTGTAGCGGTTTAGCACGGGCTGAGCGATGCCCATCTCTTTCGCGGCGGCATTGACGGATCGTCCGTGCAACGCTCGCTCTATGAATTCCCCGTAGTTCATTGAAAACTCCAATTGGGACGACTAATCACATTTGTATAAGCTTCGGAGCTATACAGATGTGTGTAACGCGCATCTGTATAGGACGGAAGTGTAGGCGGTAAACAACGCCGGGTAAACCGGTCCCGGGCTGGAAGGGTCGCCCGCCGTAGGTTTCAACGATTTCGCCACCGCCGACAACGCGAGTTGCCCGCCGTGGGTTCTCAGAAATGCTACTGCCGACGACGCAAAGGCTTGGGGCTGGTTGATTCCGGTACTGGGAAAACTTGTAACGAATCCTGCCGGGATGTGTGCCCCGGCACTCGGAGAAAAAGAATGAGCCAGAAGCAATTGATCCACATCCACGCCGTGACTGTCCGTGAAGGTCGTGCTCGCGCAACCGGCAATCCGTATCACATTGAGGAAGGTGCGTGCATCGCCATGGCGGAGTACACGGACCATAACGGCGAGGTCAAGAAAGACACGACTGCTGGTCTGCTGAACCTTCCCGATCATCTGCGTGGGCTGCCCCCTGGTGCTTACGAGCCCACGTTCTCGTTCTCGAATTTTGAGGGCAAGGTGATGGTGCGCATCGTGGATTTGCAGCCGGTCGGTATGAAGGCTGCGGCACCGATGCCTGAAAAGAAAGCCGCCTGATTGCTGCTCGCTGAGCCCGGTTTTCCGGGCTCTGTTTCGTTTACGAGAGGCCGGATATGGACTTCGTTTTCGGGCTGGTGATTGGGCTGTTGGTGGGTGGTTCGGAGCCTAGCAAGCCGCTAGATCCGCAGATTGCAGTGTGGCTCTCCTGCGGAGTGGTCGTGGTGGGCGTGCTGGTTTTTTTTGCGATGGTTCGCGCAATGCGGAGGTCTCTGTGATGCGCTGGCTTCTGTCTCTTTTCTCTGAGCGTGCAGCGGTCGAAAAGGACCGTCGCTCGCATTCTCAGGCGCTGTATGCGAAGTACAGGGCCGCAATCTGTAAGGGGTCGTGATGCGTGAAGAGTTGGAAGCGCGCCGGGATGAGCTGCAAGCGGAGTTGGATGAGTATCAGTCGATGGACATCGATGCGGTAATTGATATGGGTCTGGAGGATTTTGAGAGCGCGGTGGAGGATCTCCAGTCGATGATCGAGGACATTGACGCTCAGTTGGCGTGAACGGGGAGTCGTGATGCAACCGATCGATTTCAGTTCTATCCCTTCGATGCTTGATCCGTCTGTGGTGGTCGCTGCCCTGCTCGCGCTGGGGGTTGTCTACGCGACGGTGGATTTCGTGATGTGGGCGGTGCGCCAGGTCGGCGGGTTCTTCGACTGGGTTGAATGGTATCGCTACGGTGACATGGATCACGACGAGCACTGGGATACGCAGTATGGGCGTATGAACTCAGTGCTCAACAAGGTCGGTTTGGGGCGTTAGTCATGGCTCAGTGCGTCGTGTGGCAAGGGGCGTCGCTGGTGGCGACGACGGATGCTCCGGAGGCATGCCAGGGCTTCGTGTTGTTGCAGAGCACGGAGTACACAAACGCGATGAGCCTTGCTCAAGGTTTGCAAATCCCAACGCAGGATCAAATGGGCGCGGCGTTCGCGTTGGGATTCATTCTGCCGGCGACGTGTTTCGTCGTTGCGCGAGTCTGCCGTGCTCTCTTTGTTTGGGAGTGAATCATGAAGGGTCTGTATCGTCGTATCGCTGTTGCTTCGGGTTCGGTTGCTGCCATGGTGGCGACTGGTGCTGCAAATGCTGCGGGCATCGATTTTTCGCCGGTGACTTCCGGTGTGGATTCGAGCACTGTTGTGACGGCAATCGTTGCCATGGGTGTCGTTCTGGCTCTGCCGGGCTTCGCCAAGTGGGCGACGAAGAAGGTTGCAGGTTTCTTCGGCTAATCGCTGGAAATCGCTGTGCAGGCCCGTATGCGTTCCGCTGCGGGCCTTTTTCATTGGAGGTGGGGTGATGCTATGGCTACTGTTCTACGGCGTATTGGGGGTGGTGTGCGCGGGCGCTGTCGTTATTGGCTTCGGCAGGTAGAAGCGTTTGCACTGGCTGTGCTGCTGGCGCTATTGCTGTCGGTGCCAACCGTCCGGGCGCAAACGTTGTCGGCGGATGGGTCGTTAAATTGGGGCGTTACGTCGAATGGTCCGAGTACTTCGCAGGTTGTAGGTACGTCTCTCGTGATCGCGGCTGCGGCGGCTGGCTTGGTGCTAACGCTTTCGCCTCCAGGTGCAATCGCGGGTGCTGGGGCTGCGACAATTGCTCTGACGGGCCGTGCGTTCACGCTAGCTGGTTCTGCTGTGGCACCGATTGCGCGGGGCATGCTCCAGGCGGCGATGTCGCGGGGTGCGTTGTCCGGGGCGATGCTTGCCTTGGCTGCTGCTGCGGTCAGTCCGGCTAACTACGATGCGGCGTCGAACTCGTTTCTCGCTGCGAATCCTTCGGATACGCCGAATCTAGGGGCGGTGGGGGCTTTCACTTGCGACAGTGCGTTGGCGGCGGGCATGTCGAACGGTTCGTCTGTGGCGTACACGATCAACGGGAATAAGTATGTTGCTACGTTGACGTACCCGAAGAGTGCGACAGATGGGGGGCCTGCTTCGGGGTACACAAACACCGGTGCGTGCATGAATTATGCGAATGGCGGGGCGGCGCACTCGTATAACTGGATTGCGTTGTACTACTACCCAGTGTCGTCTTTTCCGCCGAACGGTGTGCCTGTGGCTGCGTCGAATGCGCAGATTGAGTCAGCGTTGCAGGCTCCTGGGGCGCTGGCGAAGGTGTGGGATGCGGGCGGGTGTCCTGCGAAGGTGACGACGTTTCGTGACACGCTTAGCGCGGATGATCCTTGCGCGAAGATCATCGGTAGTCCAGCTGGCCAGTGGACCCCGGTGACGGTGCCGAATGGTGGTGCCGTGTCGTTTCCTTCGACTACGCAGACGATCACGGATGGCACGGGTAAGGTAACGGGAACGATCACGAAAACTCCGACGGCGCAGGTTACACCGAATACGAATCAATCGACGATGGCCGCGTCTCCGGTGATCGTAACGGGTGGTTCGGTTGTGAAGACCGTAACGAACAATGCCGATGGTTCGCAGACCACTAGTACAACTACGACGACTGCCCCGAGCACGACAACGGATCAGCCGCAGGACGGTACTGCGACGTTCAACGCTGGTACGCAGGATCTGTACACGAAGAAAACGCGGACGTGGGCGCAGGTGCTGGCGGATTTTCAGACGAAGTTGCAGCAGGCTCCGTGGTATGTGTCGGCATCGAGTTTCTTCAACGTGTCGATATCTGGCGGTGCGTGTCCGCACTGGACTGTGTCCGCTACGAAGTGGACACCTGCGATGGATGCGGGCGTCTATGTGTGTAGCTCTTCGATGATGGCGCTCTATCAGACGGGCGGCATCGTGGTGATGATTGTGGCCGCGTGGGCTGCGTTCCGGATTGCGTTTCTATGAACGGGATCATTAATGCGATTAGCGCGCTTGCGACGTGGTTGCTGAACCTCGTTGTCAAGGTCTTTGTGGCGCTATGGGACATCGTCAACGATCTGATGATTGCTGGTGTTGACGGCTTGTTGACTGCCATGGCTGCGGTCATTGCGGCGATTCCTGCACCGACGTTCTTGCAGAGCGTGAACATGCAATCGCTGTTCAACGGTATTGGCTCTGATGTTCTGTTCTTCTTCGGTGTGTTCAATATCGGGGCGGGTATCGCCCTACTCGGCTCCGCGTTCGCCTTCCGCATGCTGCGTAAGTTCGTGACGCTCTTCCAATGGTGATGCGTATGCGTGAGTGGATAGTGTTGGCGTTTGCGGCAGGGCTCATTGCCGGTACTTTCCTCGGTGCGTGGCGGGTCACGGACGCGTGGAGCGATTGGCTTAAGGGTGCGCCAGGTCATGAGTGGTGCCGTATGGTTTATCCGGAGGGTGCGTAATGTTTATCTTCCACGAAGGGTTGCCGCGTTCCGGCAAAAGTTACGAGGCGATGGTCAAGCGCATCATCGTTGCGTTGAAAAAGGGCCGTAAGGTGTGGGCGCGGCTCAATGGCATGGACTACGACAAGATTGCTGAGGTGTCGGGTCTTCCTGTCGAGCGTGTGCGCGAGTTGCTGCATGTGATTCCAGAAGACAAGGTTCTGGAGTGGTCGAAGCTGGTCGAGAACGATTCGCTGGTCATCCTAGACGAGATGCAGAATTTCTGGCCGCACGGGTCGGCTCGGGACATGGGCGTCGATCAGATCAAGGCGATTTCAGAGCACGGGCATCGCGGGCTGGATATCGTAGGGATGGGTCAGCTGCTGCAGGGCGCTGGTGGTGTGCATCCTAACTGGGTGAATCGCTGTGACCAGAAAATCGTGTTCGAGAAACAGAACGGGCGCGGCAAGGATGATAGTTATCGGTGGACCGCGTACAAAGGCAAGCACGACGGCAAGAAGATTGTTTTCTTGAAGACCAATAGCGGGCTTGAGAAATACGATCGTAAGTATTTCGGTACCTATGCGACGCGTGTGGAGGGCTCTGAGAACGCGGAGACCTATCAGGACAGCCGCACGAACATCATGAGCAATCCGGTGTTCCGTAAGTGGTTGCCGCTCTTCGGGTTGGCGCTCGTCGCTTCCGTGGTGTTCATCGTGTACCTGTTCAAAGGCGGCGGTCTCGAAAAGAGTCTGACGAAGGGTGCGAAGCCTTCTGATGCTCCGCATGTGGTGACGACGACCGTTACAACGCCTGCATCGGCTCCGGTTGCTGCTGTTGCGAACGTAGCGCAGGGCTCGCCAATGAATGATGGCAAGCTACAAGTTGAGGCTATGTCGGCGGACTATATCGCGGCGATTTCCACGAAATGGCGTCCTCGCCTATCCGGCGTGATCTACCGTCCCGGGCGTGCTCGCCTGTATGTCGAGTGGTATGACGATGGATACCGGCTCAAGGAACGGCTCTCTGCTGCGCAGCTCGAGGAAATGGGTTGGGGTGTTCGTCAGTCCGCGTACGGTGAACATGTGTTGCTGTCGAAGGCGGGTACGACGGTGATGGTGACTGCTTGGCCGTTGGAACCGTTCGGCGCAGTGAGTGACGAGACGAACAAGGGGCTTGCCGCGGCTGCGCGTGGTCGGTCGGACGGCTAGCGTTGGGAGTGTCCGCGCTATGGTCAAGAGCCCAGGAACCAAGAACGTATTTCCCTCGTGGCGGTTGTCGAGCGACTCAGCGAGGCTGGCGGGACCGAGTAGCGGGTTGCGCGATGACGGTGAACGTAAGGCGCAGGTCCATGGGCGAACCCTCCCTCTCTATAAGCCGCTTTTCTCAGGCGGTTGATGGTCTGGGGTGGTTTGGGTGGAATGGTGAGTTCTGAAGCGGTTGTGATGAGTTTCTGGGGCATGGCCGCTCGCCCCGCCTCGCCCGCAGCGGAGCGAGGACGGACGGGGCGAGCGAAGCGAGCCCTAGACTTGTATCACTAACACATAAGAACTAATACACGAGCGGATGCGGCTCTCCGGGTGATTCCGGGTGACAGCACAAAAGAAAAACCCCCGCAGGGACGGCAATCCCTCGGGGGCGCGGCACAACCAGACACGTTTAGGAACATTGGTCATGCTGAGAGCAAGTATAGTTAGTGACTATGACGTTTCGCAAGCTGATTACGTCGAAAAGAAGATAGATCATGCTCGGCGCTGGGTACAGGAGGAGATCGAGCGCGAAGAGTGGGCGCAACGCCCTAACGTCGATACACAGACGATTGTGCGCGCCGTGCATTTCCCGGATGGTCAGACCGAAGTGGTTGGCTATCAAGTCAACGTGCACAAGCATCTGGCGGACGTTAGAGCGCTTCCAAAGGCGGCGCGTGGCGAGTCCGATAACCGCGAAAAACATATCGATGTGAGCTGTCAGC